CTCGCTTTGCAGGTCGCTGGCTGTGTTGCGCTGATTGTCGGTGCTGCGCTGGTGGCACCGTGGCTCGGTTTCGTTGTCGCCGGCGTGTGCGGGCTGGCTTTCGGTGTCGCGCTTGAGAGAGGCCTCTAATGCTCGGAAACTTGTTCGGCGGTCAGCCGCTCGAGGAGCGCAACCTCTCCTACCAGCAGGTCTGGGGCTCCGGCATCGACGTCTCGGGCTTCGCTACCTGGTCGGGCACGGTCGTCAACCAGAAGAACGCTCTCGAGATCGGTGCGGCCTACGCCTGCGTCCGCCTGCTGTCCGACACGATTTCGACGCTGCCGGTGGACACGTTCATTCGGCGCGACGGCAACCGGTTGCCGTACCGTCCGCGGCCGGCCTGGGTGTACGAGCCTGAGGGGCCTGGCTCGAGCCGAATCGAGTATTACAAGCAGATCGTGGTTTCGATGCTGCTGTCTCATGGGGCCGTAGTGCAGATCCTTCGCAACGGCAACGGCGACATCGTCGCCCTCCAGCCGCTCGACCCGACGCGCGTAGATATCCGCCGCAACCCGGCGACCCGCCTGCGCGAGTTCGTAATCGACGGCGGCCAGGCGATTCTGCCCGGCGAGGACGTTCTCTACATCCCGGAAATGCGGCGCCCTGGCTCGCTCAAGGGCGTCAGCCGGGTGGACGAGCTGAAGCAGACGCTCGGCTTGGCGAAGGCGCTCGATGAGTTTGCCTCGCGCTACTTCTCCAACGGTGCCAACACCTCGGGGATGATCGAGTTCCCCGGAAACCTGACGCAGGAGCAGGCGAAGGATCTGGTCGACGCTTTCGAGGCTGGGCACAAGGGCTTGAAGAAGGCGCACCGTCCTGGGGTTCTTTCGGGTGGCGCGAAGTTTGTGAAGACGGGCTCGGACGGCGAGCAGGCTCAGATGCTCCAGAGCCGCCAGTTCGCGGTAGAAGAGGTCGCTAGGGTCTTTCGTTGCCCTCCCAGCATGATCGGATTGAACACTCCCGGCGCCATGTCTTACGCCTCGGTTGAGCACAACGCCATCCAGTTCACCCGCTACTCGCTCACCCCGCTCATCGCCGCCATTGAGGAGGCCCACAACCGCCTCCTCCCTGGCGACGTGTTCCTGCGCGTCAACATGGACGGCCTTCTTCGAGGTGACTCGGCAACGCAGGCGCAGGTCTTCTCTACGGCGTTGCAGGCCGGGTACATGAGCGTCAACGATGTGCGCGGACTCATGGATCTGCGCCCTGTTGATAACGGCGATACGCCGCGCGTGCCCCTTGCCAACATTGACATCCAAGACGCGGGCGTCGTCGCGGAGGACCGCAAGGTGCTTATGGCGCAGCGGCTTATCCAGGCTGGCTTTGACCCGGCCGAGACCATGCAGGCGATGGGCCTGCCAACCATTACTCACACGGGCCTGCCTTCGGTCATGTTGCAGGGCATTTCGCAGATCGCGCCGGACGATCCCCAGTCTGCCTACCCGGCAAGTGAGGACTGACATGAGCAAGATGGAAACCCGCACCTTCACCGTTGAGGACATTGAGGTCCGCGAAGCCGCCGAGGGCATGAGCTTTGAGGGTTACTCAGCCGTATTCAATTCTCCTTCTGAGCCCTTACCGTTCACGGAAACGATTGCGCCTGGCGCGTTTGCTCGTTCGCTGAAGTCGCGCAACAACGTCTTCCTCTTGGTCAACCATGACCCGGCCCGCCCCTTGGCGTCAACCCGGTCTAAGACGATGACGCTTGAGGAGGACGGCAAGGGCCTGCTGGTCAAGGCGACCCTTCCTAACACGACTGACGGCCGCGACCTCGCGGTGCTGCTCGGTGGCGGCGGCAACCCGCGCGTGATCGACTCCATGAGTTTCGGCTTCTCTGTTCCTCGCGGCGGCGACTCGTGGAACGAGGACGGCAGCCAGCGCACCCTTCATCAGGTGCGGTTGCACGAGACTTCGATCGTTGCGTTTCCGGCCTATCGACAGACGTCTGCCAGCGTGCGCAGCCTGGACATGCTGGCCAAGGCTACGGGCGAGGACGCTGACGCACTCAATGGCGCGCTTGAGGCGCTTGAGCGCGGGGCGACCTTGACCCTTGACCAGGCTGGCCTGTTGTCTGCTGTGGTGGCGAAGTTGTCTCCGGAGCCGCAGCCCGAGCCTGTGGTTGAGCCGGTGACGCACGACGCCAGCCAAATCAACCTGCTCAAGACCAAGCTCGACCTGGCCTTCAAGGCCTGAGACTTCCTGGCCGCGCGAGCCGCGGCTAGGTCCCCGCTCTGAGGAGCCTCGGCGGGATTCGCAAGAAACACCTGCGCAATCCAACAAACCGAGACCCCAGAAAGGGGTGAACTAAGTTGTCCGAGTACCTGAAGAAGCTCGTGGAGGATCGCCAGTCGGCCTACCACGCAGCGAAGGCAAAGATGGACGAGGCCGCCGCTGAGAGCCGCGACCTGTCCGCTGAGGAGCGCGAGTTCGTTGACCGCACGTTCGCGGAGCTTGACGAGAAGCGCACCATGATCGACACCCTCATCACCGCTGAGAAGCGTGAGGCTGAGATCGCTGAGGCCATGCGTGGCGTCGCAGATGTCGCTCGCCCGGTTGAGGCCCGCACCGCTGCGGCCGAGTCCGACGCCGACATCCTGCGGTCGCTGCTCGCTGGTGAGCGTCGTGCGCACTCGTTCCAGTTCGAGAAGCGCGACATCGCCAAGACGAGCAGCAACGCCCCCGTACCGACATCATTTAGTGATGTCGTGCTGGACCAGGCGCGGTTGGTCGGGCCTATGCTCGACCCGAGTGTCGTCACCGTCCTCAACACCGGTTCGGGTGAGGATCTCGTCCTTCCGTCGCTCTCCAGCTGGTCCACCGCCGGGTTTGAGGCTGAGGCCGCAACGATCGACGAGTCGGACCCGGTGTTCGGCCGCACCACGCTCAAGGCCTACAAGTACGCCTTCATCGTGCAGGTCTCGCAGGAGTTCCTCGCCGACAGCAACATCGACGTCATCGGCTTCCTCGGCCAGCAGGCCGGCAACGCCATTGGCTACGCCGTCAACGACAAGCTCACGCTGGGCACCGGCACGGTGGAGCCTAACGGCATCGCCAACGCTGCCGCTGCTGGCGTCACCGGCGGCACCGCCACCAGCACCGCTGGCACGGGCCACTTCACCGCCGACAACCTCATTGACCTCGTCTACTCGCTGGACGGTGCGGCTCGCCGCCTGCCCGGCTTCGGGGTCATGGCGAACGGCTCCAGCATCGGCGCGATGCGCAAGCTCAAGACGTCGTCTGGTGACTACGTCTTCGTGCCGACGATCCAGCCGGGTCAGCCCGACACCATCCTCGGCTACCCGCTCATCGAGAACCCGGCGATGGCGTCGGTCGGCTCCGCCGCTCGCTCCGTCCTCGCCGGCCACTTCCCGTCGTACTACGTCCGCACCGTGGGCGGCATCGACGTGGCTCGCTCGGATGACTTCGCCTTCAACACGGGCCAGGTCACGCTCCGCTTCCAGATCCGCGTCGACGGCAACCTGCCTCAGACGTCGCACGTCAAGCGGTTCACCGGCGGCACCGCCTAGTCACTAGGCACCTAGACGTGGATGGCCCCGCCTTTGCGCAGGGGGGCGGGGCCATCCACACCCCCTGCGCACCCCAAGGAGAAACGGTGGCCCATGCCACGAAAGCAAAGAGAACCGGAAACGCGACACGTTCTGGGAACCCCGCTCGACGTGCCGCCACCCGAGAGGGAGCAGCTGCTGCGGCTCGGACTACTGCGCGCCGAATCGTCTGGGCCAGCAACGCCCCGTGGGCCGCGACAGGCTACGGCGAGCAAACCCAGCAAGCCACGCGCCGCATCAAAGCCGCCGGCTACGAAATAGCCATCGCCTCCAACTACGGGCTCGAGGGCTCCACGATGGAGTGGGAAGGCCTGCCCGTCTACCCCCGAGGCCTCGACGTCTACTCCAACGATGTCATCCCCGCCTATGCCATGGACTGGGGCCGGCCGACAGGCCAGCAGGCCGTCGTCATCACCCTGTTCGACTGCTGGGTGTTCAAGGGCGGCGGCTGGGACGTCCTCGAGCGTGTCGCCTCCTGGGTGCCCATCGACCACTTCCCCGCCCCGGCGCCCGTGATCCAGTGGCTCTCCCGCCCCAACGTCACGCCGATCGCCATGTCGCAGTTCGGCCTGGACGCCATCGAGCGCCACGACATTGAGGCGCTGTACGTCCCGCACGCCATCGACACCACGATCTTCAAGCCGACTGAGTTGATGCAGGGCACCGACGGCCAAGTGCCTGCCCGCCAGTGGATGGGCGTCCCTGAGGACGCCTTCTGCATCGGCATGGTTTCGGCGAACAAGGGTGGTGTGGACCGCAAGTCCTTCGCCGAGTCTTTCCTAGCAGCGGCCATGGTCATGCAGAAGCACGAGGACGTCTGGCTCTACCTGCACACCGAGCCCAGCCCAGCCATGACCGGCCTCGACCTCCGGGCGCTCCTGGCCGCGACCGGCGTGCCGAGCGACCGGGTCGCCATCGCCGACTCCTACTCCTACCGCATGGGCATCCCCAAGGAAGCCCTCGCGGCCATCTACACCGGCATGGACGTGCTCCTCCAGCCCTCACGCGGCGAAGGCTTCGGCATTCCTGCCATTGAGGCCCAGGCGTGCGGCACGCCCGTCATCGTGTCCAACGCGACCGCGCAGCCCGAGCTGGTCGGCGACGGCTGGCTCTGTGACGTCCAGCCCGCCTGGGACTCACCCCAAGGCTGCTGGTTCTTCACCCCGCTCGTGCCCAGCATCGTTGACAACCTCGAGGCCGCCTACGCTCGAGGCCGCGGACGCTCCCAGCAGGCCATCGACTTCGCCGCCAACTACGACGCCGACGTCGTCTTCGACAAGTATTGGCGCCCAGCTTTGGACGTGCTCCTATGACCGCCATCGTCACGGGCGGCCTCGGCTTCATCGGCTCGCACCTCGTCGACCGATGCCTCGAGGAAGGCCTGGACGTCCTCATCATTGACGACGGACGCTCAAGCAAGCAGCGGCTCACCGAGCTTTGGCCCAGCGACAACCGAGTCAAGCTGCTCATGGCGGACTGCCGCGACGTCGTGCCCCCGGTTCGGGCCGAAGTCGTCTTCCACTTGGCTTCCCCGGTCGGCCCTGTCGGCGTCCTCAGTCGGGCTGGCTTCATCACACCTGAGGTCGTGGACGGTTCACGGGCAGCCGCCCGGTGGGCTGTGCGCGACGGCGCCCCCATGATTGACGTGTCCACGTCCGAGATTTACGGAGGCGGCGACCAGGGGCTCTGCGCGGAAACCATGCCTCGCATGGTTGAGCCCGGGGCCTGGGCTCGCCTGGAGTATCAGACCGCCAAGCTCGCGGCCGAGGTCATGCTGCAAAACATGACCGAGCTTGACGTTCGCATCATCCGACCCTTCAACGTGGCCGGGCCCCGCCAGTCCCCTGCCGGCGGTTTTGTCCTCCCCCGCATGGTGCAGCAAGCCCTCACGGGCAAGCCCATCACCGTCTACACCCCGGGAACGCAGCGCCGCGCCCTGACGCACGTCCTTGACATCGTGGACGGAATCTGGCTCGCCTGGCGCAAAGGCGAAACCAACCGCGACTACAACCTCGGCAACCCGGGCAACACCTGTTCGATGATGGCTCTAGCCCGGGAGGTCGCCGACTACGTCGGTGGCGCTGAGGTTACGGTCGTCGACCCCGTCGGCCTGCATGGGG